GTTGCACTAACAACACAAACAGATCGTCATATTATGAAGAGGATGATGGGTGAATTCAATAGTGAACAAGAAGATTTGTTTCCAAATAAACTAAGACTTATAAGTTCTACAGGTGCTATCTTGAAGACATATCATACTGCTGGAGATGCATAATGGCCGTAAGAGCTCCTGTATATATCGACAGTAATAATGACCTGATTGAAATGACCACTGCTGAAGTTACAGAGTGGGTAAATTCTGTATGTGGTAATTATGGTAACAGTCCTTCCGTAACTCTTGCGGTTGATACTGGTTCTGCACAGAACCTAACTGCTATGGTCGATACAAGAACAGCAGCCGGTGCAACATCACAGTCAAGTACTGCATTTCCAAACGAGGCGACAACTGCTGAACCAACTACGGTAACAGTTACTTATGATCGTGTTGGTCAAACAAAAGCATCTGTGTCTCCAACTACAGATACAGGAACAACATGGCCATGTTATATTAACGGTGACAACGATATTCAAGCAATGAATATACAGGATATTAAAGATACTTTCTTACATCCTGCTATAGATAAACTAATCTCTGGTACAGAAAGTGCGACAACTGCTGGGACGTATACTATCACGACTTCCTCTACTGCTGCCACTAACTACACTAGAGTTTCAACTGATGCAGTATTCTTAGATACAAGAGCAAATACAGGTGCGTATACTTCTGGTGGTATTCCAGAAACACTGGATCAACCAACTACTATTACAAGTTATTATCTACATAGAAGAGATGCAGAGGCAGTTACACCCTCTAGGATGCCTCTCTTTATTACTGGTGATAACGATTTACAGACATTTACTGAATCTGCAATGGATGTTTTATTTACAGAATGGATTAGAGAAACAGCAGCAGAATCTTCAGATGGTTATCAGATCAGTTATACGATTGAAACCTCTGGTAGTGGAAACACAAGAGGTTCTGCTATGGTTAATACAAAACTTGACGGTTCTGGTAACCGTCAAACTAGACAAGTTGGTGATGACTATAGGGCGCAAGAATTTCCAAATGGTACTGCTCAAACCATTTCGACATATAATTTGCGTATAAATAAAGGATAGGAGTAAGGAATGGCACACTTTTCTGGAAAAATTATTAACGCATATTATACCAATCCCGAACAAGATACTGTTTGTGTCATGTGGAGCGATGGTAAGATTGCAAGAGAACACTATGTTGTAGTAGATGAGAATGATGCACAATTTAAAGAACTCCTTGAAGAGTGGTCTTATGATTCTCTAGACCAAGCAACAAAAAACTTCACAGATAATGTTAGTCAAGAATTTAAAGATGCATTTGAAAGATATGCAGTTAGAAATAATCTATATGGTTATGGTGAAGGTCAAGTCCCTGATGAAATGAAAGATGCAGATCAAATTATTTCTAGTAGTATGGATGATCTTATTTTTAATTTTGATGGTAACGACAATGAACAAAAAGAACAACTCTTTAAACTAAAATTAAAACTGTTTGAAATAGATGCAGTAAAAAGTAGTAAAAAGAGGACAGCAAAAGCGGACTTACGAAAAGCAGAAACACCAGTGGAGGCCATTGCAGCATACGCTAAATTTTTATAATGTGAGAAAATATGAGTGAAATGAATACTATATTATGTGTCAAGTGGGGCGACAAGTATGATGATGATTATGTTATTCATCTAAAATCCCAGATAGAGCAGAACTGCTCTCTACCTTTCAATTTCTATTGTTTAACTGACAAACCAAGATATGAGTTTGACATACAACTACCTACCGATTGGGATGACATGTTTAATCCCGAAAGTAATATGTTTTGGGCATATCGCAAATGTTATATGTTTAACGAGAGTTTGTTTCCACAGATGAAAGGAGAAAGGTTTTTATACCTAGACCTTGATATCCTAATACATTCTGAATTAGATTACTTCTTTGATCTTACACCAGATAAACCGTATATTGTACGAGGGTGGTGGAATGACATAGAAAATTGTAGGAAAAACTTTGGAAGAATGAAATCAACTCCACTCAATTCTTCTGTTATAAGATGGAATAAAGGTCAGTGTAAATCAATCTATACACACATAGATCAAAATAAAGAAGTTATATTCTTTACATATCCAACAATAGATAATTACTTTAATCATCATTTCTATAGTGTATGGGATGAAAAGGTTTCTTTCTTTCGTGGATTTCCTCAAGGAGATGTATATTCGTGGTATAAAGGTAATATATTCCCTGATGATATGGAAACTAAAATTTTAAGAAAAGATCATAAGATATGTTTGTTTAATAATAGTGCGACAAAAGAAGAAGGTGATAAACATGAAAGTATGTTTGAGATTAAGGAGTTAAGAATATGGTAGAATATATTAAGTACACTCCCGAAGTTGCAAACAATTGGTCTAGAGCATACATTGAAACACATAGAGAACGTCCTTGGGCATTCAATAGATTAGTAGATGCTACTACCACATCACAGTTAGAAAGTAAGTTCTGGTTATGTGAAGAACTTATAAACACAGGTGAGAAACCTAAATCAGCAGTATTGTTGGGTGGATGGTTTGCTCATGTCATAACACCAATTTTATTAGATGACACCAGTGTGGAAAAGGTAACTAATTTTGAAATAGATGAAGATGCACATTTTATTAGTTATAAATTTAATAGACGATATAAGAAAAAGGAAGCTGGTGGTGATGGAAAGTACAGGTCAATAAGACGCAATATCATGTTTGACTCTTTAAAGGGTGTAGAAACATTTGTCGGTGGTGATAAAGACCCTGATCAATTTGATCTTATCATTAACACTTCATGTGAACACATGTTTCCTATGTGGAAATTTAGAGAATTAAATCCACAAATGCTTGGTAAGTTATTCATATTACAATCAACCAATGCAAGAGAATTTGAAGATCATATAAATTGTGTCGATAGTGAAGATGAGTTGATAGATCAATCTATGTTGGGTGAAGTATTATATAAAGGTAAAAAAAAGTTAAGTAATGGTATGACACGTTTCATGGTAATAGGCAAATGAATGTTATAGAATGGTGTAGAGCAAATGATATCTGGTATCTTAAAATAGATTTGCAAATACCAGAAGCATGTATTAAAGAAGCACAACAAGTCTATGACGAAGGATTCTTTGTAGAACACAGGTACGGAGATGGTGATGGATGGTGTTCTGCAGCTCTGCATGGTTGGGTTGGGGAAGAAGAGAAGGACACACGTAACGCATGGTATCACACTAAAAATCCAAGTGGACATGGTTATGATGAAAACAAAGTAAAGTGGGGGTGGTCAGAACTTGAAGATATTTGTCCAGAGACTAAGAGGTGGTTAGAAGATTTCCCACATAAACAATATAGACGTTGTAGGTTTATGTTGTTGAAACCTGGCGGTACGATAAATGCTCACAATGATTCTAATGAAAAAAGAACTTCTGAAGGCAGAAAAAGAAATATAGCAGCAGCCATTAACCTTGCGTTTTATCAACCAGACAATTGTTATCTAAGAAGAGCATCAACAAAAGAAGAATTACCATTTGAAAACTGTACTGGTTTTTGGTTCGACAATGGAGTTAATCATGAGGCACTAAATAGTTCAAATGAAAATCGTTATCACTTTATTATACATGGTGGTAGCAATAAAGACAGAGAACGATTAATGTTAAGGTCTTTAATTAAACAGTATGGTAAAGAAGTGTTGAAAGATATTGATGCAAAACTTTGGAGACTTTAAAGAATTTGTAGAACGTAATTCTACAACTCACTCGCAATTATCTAAAAATTATTTCATAAGAGAATCTACTAAAAACTTTCTTTTTATTTTGTCTTATCCAGATAAATTAGAATGGGATTTTGGTGTAGAGAAACAAACTCAGACTACTTGGTTACAAATTTCTGGTGGTCAAACTGGTGCTGGGCAAGGACATGATTACAGATTATGTTATCAAAGTGAAGTTAACGATATTTTAAAAGAATGTGATCACACACACGCCATGATCGTATCTGTTGGTATGGTATTTGACATGACATTGCGGAAAGATAATAATTCCTATACTGCAATAACTCAGTTCTATAAGTTTGCAAAAAGTGATAAGTTCTGTAAAGCACACATAATAGCGAAGCCAGGCAGTAAAGTATACTTTCATCATCAACACATGGAGTTAAATGTGGATATGTGGAAAACTTTAGGTTGTCCAGATATCTATGGTAAGTGGGACTATATTAAAAAAAGTAGTAAAAATTTCCATGATGATTACACTCCACACTGGATAGATATTGAAGGATTTCCAAGAGTTCATAATTTTGATTCGTTGATACGGAAGTTAAAGTCATTTAGTTATCCACATAGAGAAGATCGTAGAGAAATACAAAATAAAAATTGGACGTATTTAAAAAATAATGAATTTGACAAAGTTGATTTAAATGATTATTATTTTAGTAGACTTATGACTAGAATAATGCATACGTATTATGCTATCAATAATGAAAGATACCCATTAAAAGTAGAACCAACTGCGAAAAATTTTAATCTTATTATATCTCCCACAGCTGGTTACTTTACAGAAAAGTTAATAGATGAATTGAAATTTACAGGTAAAGTTATATTTTATGATTATGATCAAAAGAACCTAGACTTAAAACAACAGATTGTTGATATGAATATGAGTTGGGAAGAAACGGAGAAATTAAAAGAATACAATAAGAACCATACAATCACTATTCATCATCCTAATGATGATATTAGAGAAAGATATAATTCTGATTACGGTAGGATTGATTTTGTTAAATTACAGGAAAAAATGTCAGAAACTTGTGACATAGAATATATGTTTATGGACATAATAAATCCTGATTGGGACAAGTTAGAAAGTTTAATAGAAGGTAAAAGAGTATTCTTTAATACAAGTAATATCTTCAGTTATCACGTAAGTCATGCAACCTATACCATAGAAGAACTCTATAGTTCTTTCTATAGATTATTAAAGACTTTATATAAAGCAGAACACTTTTATTTTGCTGGAACAAGACCGTCAAAGGACAAAATATATTTTGATAAAAGTGTTAGATTATTTCACTGGTTTGGATCAGAACCAGACCTACAGCCAGGTCAATGGTCAAAACCAAGGACTGTAAGATGAAAATATTTGCAGTACGGATAGGCGAAAAATACGGAATAGAGTATGAAGAATATCTTGAGAAGAAACTAGTAGATTATGAAATAGAATGGATAAGAGAACCCTATGATGATCGTGTAACCTTACAGTGGAATAAAATGAAAGTTATGAAATTAGATATAGACGAACCTGTATGTGTAATTGATATTGACATTCTTCTTACAGGAGACTACAAAGAGATATTTGATTATCCTGTAGAACGAGGACAGTTTCTTGCAATGCCTGGATGGTGGAGAGATACAGAGAAAGAAGGATACTCTATCAATGGTGGTTTCTTTAAATACTATCCTACGGATTGTGCTTACATCTATGATAAGTTTATGTGGGATATACCTTTCTGGCAACAGTATTACATAAAGAATGGGGTAACAAGAGGGCCTGTTAATGGAGAACAATACTTTGTAGAAGATTCTGTGAAAGAACAATTAGAACTTAAACTTTTACCTAATGAGTGGTTTACACGATGGGCAGTTAGTGAGAATATTGTAAACCGAAGTATGACCAAATGGCAAGTGCAAATTACACGTAAGTACCACAAGTTAACAGGGAACGACTATATATTTTTAGGTGGTGAATTTCATCCAGATATTAAATTTGTTCACTTTACACACTCCATGAACAAACCACATGAATGGGAATATTATGACAACTTCAACTAAATTTGTATACGTATCACACGATTATCGCAGAGGATGGGATAATTGGATTAAAGGTAATGTTCGTAGAGATCAATACACATGGCCTGACTTTGATAAAGAATTTAAAGAAAAGTATTGGGATGCTCGTCATCGTGAGGAGTTTATGATTCAAAACTGTCATAGACCAAAGAGTTCTTATATTAATGATGCATTAGGAGAGGATCAGTTTCTTTTTAATATGTCGAATATGACAGAACATTATCCTGTCATAGAATACCAGTATTATCCAGAGGTAGAAAACGCAGACTTTAATGACCTAATGATGAAACGTGCCTTAGAGATATCTAAGACTAATAAGATGATTGATATACTATACTCTGGTGGTATTGACAGTACTGCAATGGTTCTTGCATTGCGAGAGGTTTGTCCTAGAGATCAACTTAATATCATCGCTGGTGGTACTTCTGTTATAGGACATTATCAGAAATTGTGGGATGACTATGTAGTTAAAGGCCCGTATGTTTTAGATGAAAGTGGTAATCTATATGGTCAAGTTGATCCTTCTAAGAATGTATATACTAGTGGGTGTGAAGCAGATAGATTGTTTGGTAGTGTAGGATATCCCCCCGCTATGGATGATGCGGTGCGTGATCCTGATTCTCCGTTGGGGTGGAAAGTAAACAAGAAGAAACCGCCTAATCTAGAAGAGGACATAGAGTGGAACTATGAAATGTGGTGGACAATTACACGGTATACTTTTATCACACAATCTTTTAGATTGTTACAAAACATCACATGTGATAAGATAGACCTTAATAATTATCAACCATTCTTTCGTGATCCAGATATTCATAAGTGGGCAATCAATCAACACCACAACAGAAATATGCATTGGTACAGTCATGGGCCTAGAAGTCCAATAGAACAGTTTATGAACGCAAAAATGATGTTAAGGGATTTTATTGCACAGTGGGACAAAGACTATGCGTATAATAAGGGAAAGACTAGACTTATGGAACAGGCTGCACAGAAGGAGTTCTTCTCTCCGTTACCTAATGATTTTAATGTGAAAGCAATTACAGACGATGGAACGATTGTAACTAAACATAATGTATTAGACTATCTACATACAGGATGTTTAATCATATAAACATTCAGGCCACCTGTCCATGTATTCTTTGAATAGTGGTGCTGTACTATCACCTTTTTTAATGCGGTATATAAACTGGTGACACATCCAAAATTTATCTAGTATCTTTATTATATCTTCATCTACTTTATACATTGATTTGTTATTGTAGTAATATACTAAACTAGTTAGACCGTCCCATCCTATAAACCGCCTGATCATTCGGAACTCCCAATGGGGATCATACACACACGAATGTTCCCAATCTATTAGTCCTGTTAGTCTACCTTCTTCATTTACTATGATATTCTCATTCCAGAGATCACCATGTAGTACACATTTTTTATTCAACTCATCTTCAATTTCGTGGAACTCATCTAAGGCAGTCTTTACAAATGGATCGTTATTTAACCAAAGGTGATTATCTCTGTGTAGATTTCCACCTATGTGTGCAATAGGATAATGTTTTACTTCAGTGTTTTCACTTCCATGTAGTACTGCTAACTCTTGTGCAAGGTCTGATATAAACCCTTCATGTCTATGCATCTTTGGCATAGTCTCACCTGTTATCCAAACCATTTTTCAATTTCTCCATAATTAGTAAATATTTTTTTGTAGTCTGCATGAGGAATAATTGCCCTACGAAAACCTAATGAACGATCTCCATATATTCCTTTTAGCCCATACCAATCTTGGACTTTTTTTGTTTGTGTATTGCGGTTTAAAACAAACTTCTCAAATTCTATAATAGGTTCACCTTTCCAGTTTTGATTTTGAAATTCATCTACAAAGTCCTGTCTCCACTTAAAACTATCAAAGTGTTCTTTTGTTGCAGTCATTGAATTGTCTGGGGGTGTTTCTCTTACTTCTGGATTGTAAGATGTATAATTTCGCTTGACATGATCTTGATTCTTTGATATAACATCAAAACAGAACTGTGATATCTTATCTTCATTATGTAAGTATATCAAACTGTAGTGACTTAACATCTTTTTTGCAATATCTAGTTTTTCTTCTATCGACATATTAACACGTTCTAAAGTGTTTGTCAACTGAAAAGGCATACATTTAATAATAAAATTATGATGGTAATTCATTAAATAAATTTGTCGTTTAGTTATTTCTTCAGTATCTAACAGGTCTTCATTTACACTATGATCTATATCTACAGGTGAAGTCTTCATTCCTACATAGTGTACATGTTTAACTCTACCAAACCACTCACTACCAAACTCTAAGGAGAAAGTTTGAGATAAATATTTCTGCACATAAAAAGACCCAGAACGAGGGGTACAAATTAAACAGAACTTATTCATTAAACCACTTCCGTATTTCATCAATGTTCTTGAATTTTTTTGTATAATCTATATCTAATTTTATAGGAAGTCTGGGTTTCTTTGGCACTTCCCATTTCTCTACGTCTTCCCATAGTGTCCATTCTATATTATAGTCTTCATAAACATCATATGCAACTTCACTAGGATCAGATACAAACTCTTCATATGATAATAGTTTGCCAGAGTTATGTGTATAAAACAAGTCCCAAAATTTTTCAAGTCTTCTCATAAAAGTATCATATTGTTCTGTAGTAGCAACAAGACTATTATCAGGAATATTCTTATCTAAAAATTCTACTTCTTCTTTTTTATAAACCAAATTTATTTTTGTTATCAAACGATAGACATGACTTAGAAATTGTCTTAACATATTCTTTCGATACAACCAGAGAGGTGCAGTATCTAATATAACCCCATCCATTTCGTGGTCTGGTACATAGTGTGTTAAAATTTTTAATATGTGGTGTTGATTAGAGAACGGAGCCTCTCTTATTTTTTCATATGGATTGGTTTTTAACCAAGATGCAGAGTCAGCAAGTCCGTACTTATCGCAGAGATATCTACGTAAGTATGTCGAACCACTTCTACTTGTGGCAACTAGGCCTATTTTTAATACGTCTTCCATACCTGTATATATATTAGTATGAAATTTGTTTATGTGACGCCAGACCTACGCATGGCATTGAATAGATCATCAGATGAGGAACAGGAGAAGATTATCTTCTGTGGACAACCATCGTATAGTTTTGTTAATAATAAAACGGAGGCAACAAACTATACCTTTGAGATGGATAACTCCTTCTATAATTCCCCACCATATGAATTCAATGATGCAATAGATAAAAAACCATTTTCAGAACTGATGTACGAAAGAGCATTACAGTTACGACTTATGGATAAAGAGATACAAGTTTATCAAGAACCTTTGATATTACAATATTTAAGAGAGGCTGGGTGCCCAGAAGATCAGATACATCTTATAGAAGAGGGTAGGTCTATGAGATTAGAAAATAGATTATTAGTTACTGGTCTTGAATATAGATTGTTATTTGAGGGATTAAATAGTCGGTGGAAAGAAAGAGTAGATAACTTCCTACTCACCATGTCTTGGCAAGTTCTTAATAGTTGGGATGGTATAAAGTTAAACATTGATCACTATCAACCGTTTTTCCTTGAACCTAATTTTGAGAAGTGGGCGATCAATAAACATATAGAAAAAAGGAGTTCTCACACTCATTACATAGAACCACCTAAATACAAGAGTGGTGATGTTCTTGGTATATTATCTGATGGAACGGTTATATATAACAGGACAGGGCGTGTTAAGGAGAACAATTTATGGCAATTAGAACAACTACAGTAATAACTAGACCTAATACTGATGTAACTTTCTATGATATGAATGATACTTATAAAGAATATGTTCGTAAAAATTATCATGCCACTAGTAAAAGAAATTTAGTTAGTGTATCAGTTTCTTCAAATAAATTAATTAAAACTGTTGTCACTGACTATGTTGATGCAGATGCAAAGTTTGATTTTGGTAATGATACTAAAATGCAAGAATATATGAATGAAAGAGATTTATATTATATTACAAATGGTATATCTATGAAAAGGACAGCTAAAGCAGTATAGAATGTATAAGATTGTAGATGTGAATTTTGATGATGTATATCCTATTTGGAAAGAAAAATTGTGGCCAGGAAGGATAAGTAAATTTGACCAAATAAGTTTGTTAACGGTAAGACAGGGTGAACTGGTTAAAGAAATAGGGGTAAAGAAATTTAAAAACTCTGTGAGTTTTTATGCGGTAGTATATGTTAGTGAATATACAGAGGAGAAATATGAAATAGTTGGAGTGAATAGTTCTGTTTTTACAGGACTTGGACTGTACAGATCAAGAGGATTATGGGTTGATCCTAACCACAGAGGTCTTGGTTTGTCTAAAATCCTTTTACAGTATGCAATTATGAAAGGCAAAGAACAAAATTGTCATACAGTTTGGTCATTACCTAGAGAGGAATCTCTACCAATGTATGAAAGTGTGGGGTTTAAAAAACAAAGCGATTGGATAGATAATGTTGAATTTGGGCCCAACTGCATAGTAACTAGACCTATAAACTTATAAATATATAAAAAAGGATGTAAAATGGCAGTTCCAAATACAAAAGCAACATTTAAGAACTACTGTTTACGGGCTTTAGGATATGGAGTAATTGACATCAACATATCAGACGATCAGGCAGATGATCGTATAGATGAAGCGCTACAGTATTTTGCACATTATCACTACGATGGTGTGGAAAGAATGTATTTAAAATACCTAATCACAGCAGACGATGTGACTAGAGCAAGATCAAATTTAACAAACGCAACTGTTACCGATACTGGTGATGGTTCTACTACTGCTTCTTGGTTAGAGGGTAAGAACTACATTCCTGTTCCTTCTTCTGTTTTATCAATAGTAAACGTGTTTCCCTTTGAGGAAACTGCAACGAATAATATGTTTGATATTCGTTACCAGTTACGTCTAAATGACTTGTATGATCTATCTTCAACCTCAATCATTCACTATGATATGACGATGAAACATTTAGACTATCTACAACATATTCTAGTTGGTGAGGTTCCCTTTAGATACATGGAACATCAAAACAGACTTTATCTGGATATGGATTGGGAAAACGATGTGACAGGTGGTTCAGATTATATTATCATAGAAGCGTGGAGAAAATTAGACCCAACGACATATACCGACATATACGATGATATGTTTCTAAAGAGGTATGCAACCTGTCTTCTTAAAAAACAATGGGGTGCAAACCTATCTAAGTTTAGTGGTGTTGCAATGTTAGGTGGAGTCACAATGAACGGAGAAACTATTTTCCAACAAGCATTAGAGGAGCAACAAAGACTTGAGGAACAGATACAATTGGCATTTGAGTTACCACCTATGCATATGATAGGATAGACCCATGGCTGTCAATTCCTTCTTCCATACAAGTAATGTTGCTGCGATACAGACCGAAAAAAATCTTTATGCAGATTTGGTTACTGAAGCAATACAGATACACGGACATGATGTTTACTATCTTGACCGTACCCTTACTGCTGAAGATACGATCTTTGGTGAGGATACCCTTTCTAAATTTACCACACAGAATAAAATAGAAATGTATATTGAAAACTCAGAAGGTGGATTTGCTGGTGAAAAAGAATTAATGTCTCAGTTTGGTTTACAGAACCTTAGTGAGATAACCTTTGTCGTAAGTAAGACAAGGTTTCAAGATTTAACAAAACAGATGACCATAGAAAGTGGTACAGACACTTTAAGTGGTTCTATTATGTTAGAGTCGGGAACTTTAGATAGTACAGTTGTAGATATCAGTGGTTCCTTTGAGGGTGGATTTCTGATACAGGAAGCAGATGCTGCTGAAACAGATAGACCCCTAGAAGGTGATCTAGTTTATCACCCTATATTAGATAAGGTATTTCAAATTAACTTTGTTGATCATGATGAACCTTTCTACCAACTGGATAATAATCCAGTATTTAAATTAAACTGTAGACTATTTGATTATAGTTCTGAAATTATTGATACAGACATTGCAGCTATAGATGCAATAGAAACAGAACATACTCTCTCAACTACAGAGTTTAACATAAGTCTTGAACAAACTGCTGCATATAACGAAAACATACGTTTGGAAATCGGTATAAGTAGTAATGGTGATCAAGGATTGCTACTTGAAGAAACTGATGGTGATAATGTCACTGGTGAAAATGATTCAAGTGGTGTTGGCACAAATATGCTTCTCGAAGACGGTTCATTCTTCTTAACAGAAGAGTATGCAGTTGGTGACGGAGTTATTGACAAGACTGCACAAAATGAGTTATTTGATGATGCAGATGACACGATATTAGACTTCTCCGAAAAGAATCCATTCGGTGATGCTGGAGGTACATAATGTTAGGACAACAATTTTATCACGAAACCATGAGGAAGGTGGTTGTTGCGTTTGGTTCGATATTCAACAACATACATTTGGTTCGTAAAAACAACGATGGAACTAAAATACAAACTATGAAGGTTCCCCTTGCTTACGGGCCTAGAGAAAAATTTCTTGCACGTTTGCGAGAAGATGCAGACCTAACGAAACAAGTTGCGGTTACTCTTCCACGTATTGGTTTTGAAATACAAGGACTCTCTTATGATCCCTCTCGTAAATTAAATCGTGTACAACAGTTTAAGAAAGTTAAAACAGGAACTACTAAACAACTTGATACACAGTATATGCCTGTCCCATATAATGTGGACTTTGAATTGTATGTTATGGCAAAACAGTCAGATGACGCACTTCAGATTGTAGAACAAATACTTCCATACTTTCAACCTGATTATACAGTCACTATTAATGATAATACAGACATGGGTATTAAGAGGGATGTTCCTTTAATTCTTAATAGTGTTAATTATGAAGATAACTATGAAGGTGAGTTTCAGGCAAGACGAGCAATTATCTATACAATGGCGTTTACTGCTAAGTTTTATCTATACGGCCCTGTTAGTTCTACGAAGGTTATTAAAACGGTTCAAGCAGATGCTTTCACAGATATGCCAGATAAATCTCCAAAGAGAGAACAAAGATATACAGTTTCACCAAAACCAATTACTGCTGAGGCAGATGATGATTTCGGTTTCAATGAATCTACATCGTTCTTTTCTGATGCGAAAGAGTTTAATCCAGAGACAGGTGAGGATCAATAGTTTCGGGAATCTAAACTACCTTTTCTTTTATATATTTCAAAGGCAATAGATTCTCGTAAATTTTTCCTAGACGAATTAGATTTATACTTTGTGGACTTCCAATCAGCGACACAGGTACATCTTGTTTTATTACATATAACAAAGTTGTTTGGAAGTTTCCAATCCTCATCATCTATGTGGGAAATATTTCCACCGACACCGCACACTCCACGATGAATTGTTCCGTTAGCATTTATCTCAATTCCTTCTAGGCCTACACCACACAACCATCCAAAAAAATTATCTTGTTGACTGTTAATATAGTCGTTTGCCCACCTTTCTTCTGGTTCGTCATCAACATTACCATACACCAATATATCTGGTTTGGTTATATTGTTACCTTGATCATCCTCTACTTGAGTATGTTCTTTTTGTTCTAACCATTCTATTTGTTCTTCTGTATAAGGTGGTGTGTATTCTACTGTTTTTTTATTTCCAAAACCAAATAGACTTATACCTCTTTCCTTTCTACCAGCGTTCCAATCAAGAACCCAAGTGTACTTTGGTCGTATTCTTTTAAGGTGGTAATTAATACCCCTCTGTTCACAGAAACCAACTAATCGTTTAACTTTATCCCAATGTTCTGGTTCCGCCATAAGATTTAAACTAGAATTTTTCCTAGGCATTGCTTCTAGATTTTCTAAAAATTTATCTATATCCATAAATTCAAAGTGACTACTGAACTGTATTTTATTCACATACTTAATTAATTCTGTATGGTACTTGACATTTCTTGAACCATTACTATTCAATCCAATATGAGTTACCCTTATTTGGTTTTTAAGGAACTTACAAAACTCTAAAAAGTTTGGATTTGCTGTAGGCTCACCACCTGTAAACCAAATTCTTATTTTTTTATCTGGAATATTCTTTTTTATTTTATTTGCAACGGATATTAAATACTCTAAACTATGATGAGGACTTGTCATATCGTGTAAAGCATCAGAACAATACGAACAATTAAAGTTACATCTCTTACTTAGATTCCAATGTATCCAAAATGTATCTTGGGGGCGGGTAGACTGCATAGCAATAAAGTTAGGTTTTTCACTCATGTTATATATAGTAGTATGGTTGAAACTAGACTTAATGGTAAAAATCCCACAGATAAAACAGTAAATAAAGTTTGGGGAAGACCACCAAGAAAAATAACCCCGAAAGGTGGGGATGGGATGAATTGGGTGGATAACCGCATGGAAATAAATTTCGATGCGACTTATCGTTGTCCTCTACAATGTCCAAAATGTATGAGACAATACTATTCAAGAAGAGGGGTTCCAGTTGATGGTATTGATACTTCACTAGAAGACTTTGAAAAAATAATAAATTGGTTTGATGATATTCGTTTTTGTGGTCAAGTTTCTGATCCTTCTGCACACCCAAAACTTATAGAAATGCTTCAAATGTGTAGAGACAAAGATAAAAAGGTTAAAATACATAACGCTGCTTCTCATAGACCTATGAAATGGTATAAGAAAGCATTTGAAACATATCCAGAAGCTGTATGGGAATTTGGTGTAGATGGACTACCTAAAGATAGTCATAAATATAGAGTCAACCAAGATGGAGAAAAACTCTGGAAGATTATGCAATGGGCCAGTAAAGAAGGATACAGAGTAGATTGGCAATGGATATATTTTGAATATAACTGGAGAGATGTGCCCGAAGGGTTTCGTATGGCGAGGGATAATCACATCAATTTTATTACAGTAACTTCACATCGTTGGGTACATGATGATCCTTTAAGACCACCATATGAAGTAATGAAATGTAAAGATGTATATGAACTTATGGAATTAATAGAGAGTGGTTATGACGGTTAAAAAAGTAGTAAGAGGTCACGATGGTGGTATGTCTCAAGAAAAAAGGACAGAACTAGAACTGTCTATAAAAAGATCACCATATCTCAAACCAAAATGCATAAAAAATAAATCACCAAAGGGTGTAGGTTATAGTTCTTTAGGTTGGTTAATTCCTTGTTGTTGGACAGACCCAAGAAGAGGTGTAATTGAACAGTTTTCTCTTTTAGATAACCCGCTATTTGCTGCAATGTTTACCGAAGAATTAAAATTATCTAATGTAGAAACAATTGAAGATATTGTTTACTCAGAACCTTGGAAAAACTTTGGTAGAGCATTATTGCACGAACCCGAAAAATGTCCAGCAGAATGTCATAAATACTGTGGTAGTGATTTGCCTGATGATGGGTTTGTTTACAAAGAGAAACCTACTAAACTAAAAAGTCAAAACCCAGAATACAATAAAAAAGTTTATAATGACCATATGCAAGGGAATAAAAATGATAAAAAACTTCATGTAAAGTTTAGAAAACCAGATAAGAGTGAATATGATAATCATACAATTAGTAGACATTATCCACCAGAAGCATTTAAACCCGCCCGTCCAGATGATGATCCTCTTAAAAGATATGATTTTATGAAAAATTCTGGTCAGTTACCAAGACATCACTATACAGATGAAGAGTGGAGACAAATATTAAGAAATAAAAAATATCATGAATGGACAACTGGATTGCATCCAGACAGACATATAGGTGATAAAATTGCAAATAAAGTTAAGAATGATGGAAATAAAGAGATATTGAGAAGTAAGAAAAGAAATTTTGTACACAATAATAAAAAAAGAGATGATGATGACCAATATTAAATTAGACAAAGAATTGGGTATTGTAGAACAGACGGTTAAACAATTACCAGAAATAGTAGAGACAACACCTATTGTGCAACGAGACATGGGAGATGAAAATGTTAAAACTTCCGCCGATGACATCGAAGCAGATTATGTTTATCAAAGAGAGACTTTTTATACTCTGGTCGAAAAGGGGTCTACCGCAATTGATGGAATACTCGAGCTTGCGAAAGAAGGAGAACACCCCAGAGGATACGAAGTAGCTGGTCAACTTATTAAACAAGTTGCAGAGGTTACAGAAAAACTTGGTGACCTTCAAGATAAGATGAAAAAATTAAAAGAAGTGCCAGATAATGCACCAAAGAATGTAACTAATGCATTGTTCGTAGGTTCAACTGCTGAGTTACAAAAGATTATTAAGGGAAAATAAATGTCAGAACAGGTATATCTTGGTAATCCAAATCTCAAAAGAGCAAATGTCAATCAAGAGTGGACAAAGGAAGAGATTGAGGAATACACTAGATGCATGAAAGACCCCATCTATTTTATTCAACACTACATTAAAATTGTTAGTATTGATGAGGGTCTTGTTCCTTTCGAACTATATGATTTCCAGAAAGAGATGGTAGGTACATTCCATAATAACCGTTTTACAATCTGTAAACTTCCAAGACAGTCTGGAAAGTCCACTACTATCATCGCTTATTTGTTGCATTATGTGTTGTTTAATTCACAGGTCAATGTTGCTATCCTTGCGAACAAGGCTGCGACTGCTCGTGATCTTCTTGGACGATTACAACTTGCATACGAACATTTACCTAAGTGGTTACAACAAGGAGTTATGTCTTGGAATAAAGGAAGTTTGGAGTTAGAAAATGGGTCGAAAATCCTCGCTAGTTCTACTAGCGCTAGTGCTGTCCGTGGTGGGTCTTACAACATTATATTTCTTGACGAATTTGCATACGTGCCGTCAAACGTGGCAGAACAGTTCTTCAGTTCAGTGTATCCTACTATATCCTCTGGAAAGTCATCTAAAGTAATGATCGTTTCTACCCCTCATGGTATGAACATGTTTTACAAGTTGTGGAATGATGCAGAACATGAGAGGAATGAATACGTTCCTATTGAAGTGCATTGGAGTGAGGTGCCGGGCAGAGATGACGAATGGAAAGCACAAACTATTAAGAATACATCAGAGGCACAATTTAACACAGAGTTTGAGTGTGAGTTCCTTGGTTCTATTGATACGTTGTTATCTGCAAAGAAACTAAGAACTTTATCATTTATAGACCCAATTCAGAAAAATGCTGGATTGGATGTATATAAACATCCCGAAAAGGACAGAACTTACTTTATGGCAGTTGATGTTGCAAGAGGTACTGCAAACGATTATTCTGCATTTCTTGTGTTTGATATTAGTGAATTACCATACAGGATAGTTGCAAAATATAGAGATAATGAGATTAAACCACTTATATTTCCACAACGAATATACGATGTAGCAAGAGTTTATAACCAATCATATGTCCTTATTGAAGTAAATGACATAGGAGAACAGGTTGCAAACGCTATGCAGTTTGACTTGGAGTATGACAACCTAGTTATGGCTTCTATGCGTGGCAGGGCGGGCCAAGTCCTTGGCGGAGGGTATTCTGGGGGTAAAGCGCAGTTAGGGGTAAGAACAACTAAAGCAACCAAAACTGTAGGATGTTCTAATCTTAAACAGTTAGTTGAGGATAATAAACTTATTGTAGAGGATTATGACCTTATTAATGAATTATCCACCTTTATAGTTAAGGGTTCTTCATGGGAAGCGGATGATGGTTGTAATGACGATTTAGTTTCATGCGGTTTCCTTTTTGCATGGGCAACGGATCAGACTTATTTTAAAGAGTTGACCGATATAGATGTTAGAATGAAAATGATTAAGGAAAATCAAGATGCAATGGAACAGGACATGGCACCATTTGGATTTGTCGTTACAGGACTAGAAGATGAGAACATAGGTGAAATGGTTGATGAATATGGAACAAGATGGAGTCCAGTTGTTAGAGATTACAAAAGTAACTGGTAGGAGATTAAAATGGCAATAAGAACAACACTCAGATTTGTAAGACCCAGTACAGATGTTGCTTGGAATGAACCAATAATTAATAATGAAACTTTAAGAAACTATTGGACAACTACTTATAGAGATAGTGGTAAAATTACCGAATGGAGTAAATCAGACTCCGAAGATGGTTTAACTAGAACTATGCTTACTACATTTGCAGATTCAGCTGCAAGGATTGAGTATCAAAAAGACGGTACAATTCAAGCAATGATGAACACAAGAGATCAGTATAATATTGATAATGGTATTACCTTTGAATTTTCGGATGAAGAAATATAACCTAGTATTCTGGAATCGTCACTTTAGAAACCACATAACTAAGAAAATGTATCGTTACTTTGATGTTCCCAAAGATACATCAATGAGGGATATTTTAAGTGGTAATGAATATCCAGAAATAAAAATATTGTTCAGAAAACTTGGTAAATCTCGTTTAGATATGGCAAAAGCGGGATTTATCAGTGGTACACCTTTCAATAGAAAGACTAATGAACAATATGTGTTCAATACATCAACACATACATTAAATATGCCTTGGGTAGAGTATCAACACTATCCAGAGTGGGATATGGATGATGTTACGGATGCTATGATGGCATCTGCTCAAATACTCGCAGATACAGGAAAAACTATTGATCTTTTCTGGTCTGGTGGTTTAGATTCTACTGGTGCTTTAATTGCATTGAATGAGATATGTCCCAAACAATTGCGTGTAATCATAGGTGGTTATACAGAATATCCAGAATATTATGATAGGGTTGTTAAACACCTAGATCATGTTATAGATGACACTGGTAATCTTATGTCTATGGCAAAACCAGATAAACATGTCTTCTGTCCTTGTGGACAGGGAGATGAATTATTTGGTGCGCCAGGAGCGAGAGATCGTGAGGCGCTTGAAAAATACACAGACACAAGAGAAAAAATATTAATTAATTGGGAGTTGACAAGAGAATACAAATGGGCTACTGGTGGGTTAAGATTTATTCAAGAATTTAGTGGAGATAAAATGGACATGGAGAACCATCTACAACTTTATACACAAAAACCATTAGAAAAATGGGCGATAAATCAACACAGAACAGGTTTGGAAAGTGAATTGTTCACAGGTATACCACCTAAAGGGGATCATTGGAATGATGAACACTATACTAAGTGGAAAATACCATTGCGTAAATTTCTATACAAATATACTAAGGATAAGGAATATTCTTTTAATAAGAAAAAAATTATAAGTTTAGATAGAGGTCAACATAATCTACAGAAATATAATAATAATTTGAAGGGGTATAGAGTGTGGGCAGTATTAGAGGATGGAACTATACTAACAAAAGATAATATAGACCAGTATGATTGGCAAGTTTTTTTTAAAGAAACTCTATAAGATCATTATCTTTTTTTATCCAACAATTAGAACAAAGAATGTGTGAATCTTGCATAAGTTTGATAACTTCTTTGCGACTTTCATCATTTATTCCTACTCTTTTTGTCAGTTTTCGTATTTCTGAGTTGTGAGGATAGAATTTTAAACATACAGTTTCACTTTCTCCACAATGATCACAAGCCTTTTCTGCTAAAAATTCATTCAATAATACGATTCTTTTACGATAATTTCGTCTAGCAACCTTCTTAATAGTATCTTTATACTTTTCATAATGTTCGTTAACCATAGTTTTATTTATAAGACATCACACATATAAAAATGGTCTTTAAGAAGTAAATTTTTATAAATAATTTAGAATAACATAAAAAACGCTTTTTTGCAAAGGAGTACAAAAAATGTCTTTTCTATCTTCTCCTGGCGTTCATGTCCGAGAAATTGACCTCACTAATGTTGTTCCTTCAGTTGCTACCACAGTTGGTGCGATTGCAGGGCCATTTGAAAGAGGGCCAGTTTCCTCTATTACGACTATCGGAAGTGAACAGGAACTAGTGCAGTTATTTGGTAAACCTCAAGGTGATAACTTTGAGTGGTGGTTTACTGCTGCAAACTTTTTACAATACTCTGACCAATTAAAAGTTGTTCGTGCTGAATCTGGTATATTAAATGCTGGTGCAAATAGTGGTATCCTCATTCGTGATGATGATCACTATCTAGGATCATTCTCTACGGGACAGGGTTCTCATGGTGAGTGGGCTGCTCGTAGTGCTGGTACGTGGGGTAACTCTATAGGAGTTTCTACATGTCCAAGTGCTACTGCTTATGAACAACATATGGGTACAGATAACCTAGTTAATGGTGCCGCTTCTGCTGGTGCTACAAGTATCACAGTTGATGATGCTGATAAAGCTAACTTTGCTTTTAACGTAGGCGACTTAATTTCCTTCTCATCTGCTAACTCTTCTTCCGATGTCACTGCTTTTGCACACCTCGCTGGAGATGAAGGCAATGAGTATGAAGTAACTGCAATTTCTACCAACGCCCTTACTATTCGTCTAAAAGACGATCCTAACGGTTCTGGACTTAAAGCTGCAATCGCTGATGACTCATTCATTCGTAGACGTTGGAGATTTTATGATCTCTTTGACGGTGCGCCTGGAACATCTGATTGGGCAACCGCAAATGGTCGTGGTACTGGTGATGAATTACACATTGCAGTTTATGATGCAACTGGTGATATCACTGGATACGACAACGATGTTGCTGGTGGACGTACATCCTCAGTAATAGAAATTTACGGAAACGTATCTAAGAACCCTGTATCTAAGACTGCTCAAGGTGGTTCTAACTACTACCCAGATGTAATCTTCAGACAATCTGCTTATATTTACTGGACAGATCATCTTTCCGCTGGTACAAACTGGGGCACAGATACTACTTCTGCATACACCAGTGTATTACCAGTAGACGCTGGTGTTCTTACTGGTGGAACAGACGATTATTCTGTTACTAACGGTGAACTTAAAACTGCATATGACGAATTTGCTGATGTTGAAAGTCTAGATATCAACTTAGTATTATCAGGGCCCTCAAGTGGTGTTGCTGATACTGCTGCTGGTATGGATACACATGGAACAATGATTACTGATCTTGTAGAGTTACGTAAAGATTGTGTGGGATTTGTCTCACCATATCGTGCTGCAACAGTTAACGTATCAAGTTCTGTTACACAGACTGCAAATGTTAAAGATGCATTTGATCTTCTACCATCGTCCTCTTACGTGGTGTACGATAGTGGATACAAATACATGTATGACAAGTACAATGACGTATATCGGTTTGTCCCATTAAATGGTGACATTGCTGGTCTTTGTGCAAACACAGACAAAGTTGCTGATCCGTGGTTCTCGCCTGCTGGTTATAACCGTGGTCATATTCGTGGTGCAATCAAACTCTCTTACAATCCTAAAAATAGTGAGAGGGATCAGTTGTATCGTGCAAGGATCAATCCAGTAACTAACTTCCCCGGCCAAGGTGTTTTACTCTTTGGTGACAAGACTGCACAATCTAAACCTAGTGCGTTTGATCGTATCAACGTGCGTAGATTGTTCTTGGTTCTTGAGAAAGCAATCTCAATTGCTTCTAAATACCAACTCTTTGAGTTCAACGATGAATTTACCAGAGCAATGTTTAGAAACATGGTAGAACCTTTCTTGAGGGATGTACAAGGTCGTAGAGGTATCTTTGACTTTAAGGTAGTTTGTGATGCGTCAAATAACACAGGTGAGGTTATTGACCGAAACGAGTTTATTGGTGATATTTACATTAAACCCGCTAGATCAATTAACTTCATTACACTAAACTTCATCGCCACAAGAACTGGTGTTGCGTTTAGTGAGGTAGGAGGGTAATCATGGCTAATATAGATGATTTTAAAGCAAATCTTATTGGTGGTGGTGCTCGTGCTAACCAGTATAGGGTTACCATAACTCCCCCGCCTGGCATTGCAATTGGACTAGATGTTCGTAGGACAAGTTTTCTTGCAACTGCATCAAGTTTGCCTGCACAAACATTAGGTGAAATTACAGTGCCTTTTAGAGGTAGAAATATCTACATTGCTGGAGACAGGACTTTTGATGAACCTTGGACTACTACTTTCATGAACGATACGGATTTTATGATCCGTAATGCACTTGAAAGATGGTCTAACGGAATCAACGATCTTGCCAACAACACAGGTGTTATTGCCCCTGCTGATTATCAGACTGATTTAACTGTAGAACAGTTAGACCGTGACGATACAGTTTTGAAGACTTATATCTTCAGAAGTGCATGGCCTACGAATATTGCGGCTATTGAACTTACAAACGAAACAGCAGATGCGATTGAAACCTTTGAATGTACTTGGAGATATCAACACTTTGAAGCTTCTGAAGTTAACTTCTAGTAATATAAACCTACTAAATAGTAGAACAGACTAGGAGATATTATGGCAGAACTTTTCGGTTTTCGTTTCGAAAGAGCTAAGGATCAGGGGAGTGAACAGACGTTCACTTCCCCTACTCCCGATGACGGCACTATTGATGTTGCTGGGGGTGGTTTCTTTGGTCAAGTCCTCGACACAGACGGCAGGGAACGAACAGATATTGACCTCATTCGTAGATATAGAGACATTTCGCAACAGTCGGAATGTGATTCTGCAATTGAGGATATTGTGAACGAAGCACTTGTTTCTAATGAATCAGATCAAAGTGTTTCCGTTATACTAGACAACTTACCTTTTCCATCATCCATTAAGAAAAAAATTCGTGCAGAGTATGATGAAGTTCTTAGGTTATTGAACTTTGATCATAAAGGTCATGACATTTTTCGTAGATGGTATATTGATGGAAGGATGTTTTATCACAAAGTAATTGATACAAAAGACCCATCTAAGGGTATTACTGAACTTAGGTGGATAGACTCTACAAAGATTCGTAAAGTAAGGGAAGTACAAAAAGAGAAAAACGTCAAGACAGGCGTAGACATGGTTAAGAAGGTACTTGAATATTACCTGTTCAACGAAAAAGGTCTTGCTGGTGCTGGTGGTGGTTCCTCTGCTCCCAATCAAGGTTTAAAAATCGCACATGATAGTATAGCATATGTACCATCTGGTGTTATTGATGGTAATACTGGTAGAGTTATTTCTTATATGCATAAGGCAATTAAACCAGTAAACCAACTAAGGATGATTGAAGATGCTCTCGTTATCTATCGTATTTCACGGGCACCAGAACGTAGAATTTTTTACATTGATGTTGGTAACTTACCTAAGATAAAAGCAGAACAATACCTCAAGGATGTTATGAACAGGTATCGTAACAAACTGGTATATGATGCATCTACTGGTGAGATACGAGATGATCGTAATCATATGTCAATGTTAGAAGATTTCTGGTTACCACGAAGAGAAGGTGGTCGAGGTACAGAGATTACAACACTCCCTGGCGGTCAGAATCTTGGAGAGATTGACGATATTGTATATTTTCAGAGGAAACTTTACCGTTCACTTAACGTACCAATTTCACGTTTAGAGTCAGAAAGTGGATTTTCTTTAGGAAGAGCTACGGAGATTACAAGGGATGAACTTAAATTTACTAAGTTTGTGCAACGTATTCGTAAGAAGTTTGTTCCGTTATTTACAGATATTCTAAAAACCCAATTATTGTTGAAGGGTATTGTCACACAACAAGATTGGGAAATGATGAAGGAACATATTCAATATGACTTCCTTCAAGATGGTCACTTCACAGAACTG